ATCAGCACGAACAAGCTCCTGAAGTAGTCGCTATTGACAGGGACGGTCAATGGGAAGTAACAACGGATGGCAAGCCTTATAGAACCCAGGAAGAACTCAATACCAGTTCGCCTGAAACGCTCCGTGAAGGCATTACTACAATTCTGAGCACCATAAAGCAGGAGGCACCAAATGGATAATCACGATTCTTCGAACCCTTTTCAGGGCATTCTTCCTCCGATTCAGCATCCGCCTTACGCGCCCCCGTTTGCCCCTGAGCCGCCGCCTCAGACGGTTTCCGACCCTGCGTCCGAACCTTCGGAAGCTGCGCCCACACCGCCTCCAGCGGCCCAACGTCGCGCAGGCCCTGAAAACCAGGAGATCATTGAAGATCCGCAGTTTAGCTACGACGGCTATCAGGTTGTTCGTGGTGAATTCTTTTCGCATATCAACGAACCGTCCATCACCTTTTTCGACAATCGCTTCTCCGTCAACACCGCTTGCCTGAAGAAAAGCCCCTATACAGAATTTGTACAGGTGCTTGTAAACCAGGACGAAAAGAAGCTGGCAGTTCGTCCATGCAGTGAAGATGTCAAAGACTCCTTTGCGTGGTGCACGGCCCGACGCAAAACCAAGAAAGTCATCTGTCCCCTTTTCTTCGGAAAGATTATGAGCCTGATGGGCTGGAGCACCGATCACAGATACAAAATCATCGGCAAACTGGTACGCAGCCAGGGTCAAAACCTGTTCGTGTTCGATCTTAAGTCGCCTGAAATCTATACGCGCTCTGTACTCATCGATGAGAACGGAAATGAAAAGCGTAAAATATCGCGCAAGCCTGTATATCCGGACAGTTGGAAAGACCACTTCGGACTTCCTGTCGAAGAGCATCAGCAGGCCATACAAATTAACCTGTTCGATGGCTATGCCCTGATTGGAGTAAAGGAACCGAAGCAGGCACCCGCCAAGGCTGCGAACAAAGCAGAGGAGGAAGAGAATGACTAATCTCATTGACAGGCCCTATATAGTGGCAGATTTTACGAGGAATCGGATTCGTATAACCCGGCAAACGCTCAGATGCCTTGGCCAGCCCGACTTCATCCGGCTCCTGATTAACCCTGAAAATCGTACCCTGGCCATCGAAGTCTGCGATCACAACGAACCCCGTGGACACCGAGTCCCCGATTATATCATCAATTCCAGCAACTGTTACGAGATAACGTCCAAGCCTTTGCTTGAAAAGCTGCTCTATCACACGAAATGGGATCCGCGTGGTAAGTATAAGATGTTTGCAACTGCGCTTGCCGACAAGCAGCTGATCGTATTCAATTTCGAGGAGGCATATCGAACTGCAGGCGGATTACTTATTGAGGAAGTCGTTGGGTGACCACACATGCGAATGAAATATCAGCTGATCCGTGATCCCGAGTTTGAACGTTTTGTACCACCGCTCACCGAAAAAGAAAGAGAAGAACTGGAAGCAAGCATACTCAGCGAAGGTTGTCGTGATGCAATCGTTGTATGGAACAATACCATATTAGACGGACATAATCGCTATGAGATTTGTTTGCGGCACAGCCTCCCTTTCGAGATTCGAACAGTACATATGGAAAGTCGGGACGAAGCGATCGCCTGGATCTGTACAAATCAGATGTGCCGCCGCAATATCACGGAAGAAACGCGTCGTTACCTGATCGGCAAGCGCTATGAAGCTGAAAAGCGTATCGGTGCCCGGAATGCCAGCGGTACAAATCAATATACAAAATCTGAGGTTTCCCCCAGAATGTTGGGGAAAGCACCACCGGACGCCAAGCATGGATTGGCAGGTGCACTGGGGAAAGAGTACCGGATGTCCCACACAACTGTCGAAAAGTACGCACGCTATGCTCAAGCAGTGGATCGAATAGCTGCCGTCGAGCCGCGTGTCATCCCACACATTCTGTCCGGCGCAGTACATATTGGGCAGGACAACATGATTGATATGGGAAAACTGACCGATCGCCAGATTAAGGCCGTTACAGAATCCATCCCCTACAACAGCGAGTACCACCTCAATCGAAATGATATCATCAGAGCGCTGCAACGCGACAGAAAAAGCTATCTCAACCAGGCCCCTGTTGATATTCCGGAAGTCAGGCTGCAATCTGTAAAAGACATGCCTGAATACGATCCGGACGCTGAAATCTCCAGTCTTATACTCACTATACCGTCATGGAGTTCTTCTATAGAACGGGTAAGAACAACTGCAAGAATGGAAAATGTATCGTCTACAGCAAAAGAAGGATTGCGAAGGGAACTTCAATCACTGATGCGACAGATAGATGAAATGTTTTCAAGCATCCAGGAGGGATAAAACGTGGATAATGTGCAGGTAGACCTTAACCAGTTTGTTCCGGATGTGCGATTTGAGAAGATCCCGATTCGTCAACTCGTATCGAATCAGGAATACCAGCGCAATCTCTCTCATTCGCATGTATCTAAGACTGCCGACAATTTTGATCTGTACCAGATCAATCCGGTAAAGGTAAGTCGCCGCAACGGCATCAACTTTGTATTCAACGGTCAGCATACCATCGAAATCGTCGCCCGAGTATCCGGCTCTCGAGATACCCCCGTCTGGTGCATGATATATGACCATCTTGACTACGAAGCAGAAGCTGACATTTTTGCCAAGCAGCAAAAATGGATAAAAGCTCTCTCCCCGTATGAGATATTTATGGCCAATATCGAAGCCGGCAACAATGAACAGATGACAATTAAAGCCCTGGTTGAATCGTATGGCCTGACTTTGACACCATCGTACAAGGCCCCCAATACCATCTGTGCAATTTCAGCTCTCGAATACATTTACAACAAATACGGATATCACGTTCTTGACCAAACCCTGTACACAGTCATCTCCACCTGGGAAGGCGATCCATTTTCCCTGGTAGCCAACATGCTAAAGGGCGTAGCAAGACTACTCGTCTGCTTTGGGGATTCCGTGAAGCTGGATCTTTTTGTGGAAAGGCTCAGCCGTGTTTCCGCAAAGGAGATCAACAGAGTAGCAAAAGAACGCCATAACGGTTCTATGGGCTTCACAGAGGTTATGGTACAGCACTACAACAAGCGTACACGCTATCCCCTGCGCTGGAGCCTACTCTACAAAAGCAAGTGTCCGCTTGACTATGAGGAAGCAGAAGAATTCCCCGAGGGCCAGGAACTTCCGGATGAAACAATGGAGGAAGAAGAAACTCAGCTTAAGCTGGATAACTACTTCCCTGCCTCTTTGCAGGATACGGAAAGCTGATGTGATCTATGAAAAAAAGGATTACTTCAACGCTCTACCTGCCCTTGCGCCGCAACCCACAGACCAAGCAGTTTGAGCCTGATGAACAGGGCTATCTATTCTCCAGAGGCATTTATCGCACAAAAATTATGCCGTCCGATTTGCCTGAATGGTTTGTGTATGGCTATATCCATCGGCAACACGGGTACATTTCTGCCAGGGGTGTCCGCGATCTACTCTACAGGCCATCCTACTATTCCGACCATCTTTTCAAAGATGATTTACTGTTCGTTTCCTATAATGCGCCTATTGAGCCGGATAAGGAAAGTACCCAGGGAATCTGGTTTCACGGCTATGACCACATTGTCTTTGGAAGTATGATCATACCGTTTCTTGAAGCAGTAAGGAAATACTCAGATTACAACACCGCTGAAATTATGATCCAGATTGAAAAGAAAAAAGAATGGCATCGGATCAACCATTCAGAATAAAACCACGAAAAAAGGGCCTGCCACTACAATCAGCGTAGCAGCAGGCCCTTTTCTTATACCATAATCTCTGTTCCACCTCGGAATTTGAATGTCCAGCTCTTATCGTTTGCAATGGTCACGTCCTCAACCATCGAGATCCACAACTGTTCAGAAAACTCATTTATCACATTTCCGTTCTCGATATCCTTAAGGAACTGCTTTACCTGCAGCACCCTTGTCTTTTGGTCATCCAGGGTTTTCTTAAGACGATTTTGAGTGGATTGCGCTTTCTGGTGCCGAGTTACAAGCGCAGCATACCGTGTGTTGTACTCCTCCTGATCGGTTGATCGGCTTGCATTTTCCCGAATCATCTGCTGCGCCAGCTTTTCGACGACAGCCATTTCAGCCTCACAATCCACCAGCTCTTTTTCAAGAACCGCATTATCAGAAAGCATGTCAATCAGCATCTGGCAATCCTCAAATATAAAGCTGCGTTCATCCAGCAGTTTATTATAGGCTTTAACGAATTGCTCGTGTATTTCACTCTCTGTCACATGCGGTGTGGCGCACTTTTCAGCGCCTTTGTATTTGAGGTTGCATCGCCAGATTTCCTTTCTGTACTTATCCGTGGAATGCCAGGTTTTGCTGCCAAAGTACTCCCCGCAACACCCACATTTGAGTTTACCGGCAAAAATGCTCGTGCCGCGATGATAGCGTCCGGCATTCCTCCTGCGAGCAATTTCTTCCTGTACATCGGCAAATACCTGTGGAGCGATAATCGCGGGATGACTGTTCTCCACATAATACTGCGGGACCTCGCCCTCATTGACCTTCATCTTCTTTGTCAGAAAATCCGTACAAAAGGTTTTCTGCAGCAGCGCATCACCCTTGTACTTTTCGTTGGTCAGGATGCGCTGTACCGTTCCGGGGTTCCATTTAGTCTTACCGGTAGGCGTGGGAATCTTATGCTCATCCAGAATCTGGCAGATACCGCACGGCGTTTTTCCGTAAAGGAAAAGCTGATAGATCCATCTGATAATCTTCGCTTCTTCCTCAACAATCTCAGGCTCTCCGTTCTCCCCTTTTCTGTAACCCAGAAAATGCTTGTAAGGCATACTGACCTTACCGTCTGCAAAGCGTTTTCGCTGGCCCCAGGTGACGTTTTCAGAGATGGATCGGCTTTCTTCCTGTGCCAGGGACGACATAATCGTCAGCAGCAGTTCGCCCTTGGAGTCAAACGAGTAAATGTTTTCCTTTTCGAAGTATACCTCTACTCCCTTTTCCTTGAGCTTACGGATGATCGTCAGGCTGTCTACGGTGTTGCGGGCGAAACGCGATACCGACTTGGTTACGATCAGATCAATCTTTCCAGCCAGGGCATCTTCTATCATGCGATTGAAACCCTCGCGATACTTTGTGTTCGTTCCACTTAAGCCTTCGTCCGAATATACCTCAACAAATTCCCAATCGACTCTGCCTTTAATGTATTCGGTATAGTAGCTCACCTGAGCTACATAACTCGTAAACTGCTCGTCACTGTCCGTTGAAACACGTGCGTATGCAGCTACCCTGCGCTTTCTGGTACCGTTAATCGGCAATGCCGTAAACCGGTTCCTCGTAGCAGGGCGAACGGTAACCTTGGGGGCAGTCGCCCTTAATTCACTCATTGCTCCACCTCCTCTTACCATCCTCCGCTGCTTTTGCCCGCATTTCCTTTGACCAGCTTTCACTGCGTGATTTATCGGACCACATACATTCTTTTTCTTCTCCGCTTTGGAAAACGAATTTCAGCTTATTGGGTTCAGGAACAACGATATGGTCAATCTTCTCAAGTTTGCCATCATCAACCACTTCCAGGCATACATCCCACAGTATTTCTTCCGGGATCTGCTTACCGTAGCAATACTGCCGACCCTTTCTGAGAAAAGTCGAACAATTCCACGCAATCTTGTCGTGGGCTTTTTTGCGCTTGTAGCTCTTTCCGCAATGCGGACATATCAATTTTCCTCGAAAGAAGCGCTGCGTGAAATCCTCGGATTGCTTTGCCTCGTAGGTTTGTTCCAAGGAAATCTGTTGTGCCAGCTCAAACGTCTCTCTTGAGATGATCGCCGGGCAGGCGTTTTCTACGAAATAACTATCAAGTTCTCCCCTGTTCAGCACCTGTCGTTTGGTAATATACGATGCAACATAGGATTTTTGGAGCACCAAATCACCGGTATAGCGTTCATTTTTCAGCAGGTAGCGGATTGAGTCTCCACACCATTTTTCTGCGAATGGAGGCTTTACCCCCATTTGATTCAGCATATCGGCAATTGTCCAGGTGCCGACTCTCTGATTGTGTTTTGCAAATATGAATCGCACAATCTTTGCCTGCGCTTCATTGACTACCCATTGCTTTCGAATAATGTGATATCCGTAGGCGCGTACCTTGGGTGGATCACCGGCAGCAAAGCGATTCCTGATTCTCCATTTGCAGTTTTCCGAAACGCTTCTACTCTCTTCCTGTGCAAAAGAAGCGAGGATGGTCAGCATCAGCTCACCTTCCCCGCTATTCGTGTGAATGTTCTGTTCCTCAAAAAACACATCAATGTTCAGCGCTTTAAGTTCCCGGACAGTTTCCAGCAGTGTAACGGTATTACGTGCAAAGCGACTGATACTTTTGGTAATGATCATGTCGATCTTACCGTCCCTGCAATCCGCCAGCAACGACTGGAACCCTTTACGGTTTTCTTTTGTTCCGGTTACTGCCTCGTCAGAATAGACCCCGGCAAACTGCCATTCCGGGTTTCTCTGAATCAGGTCATTGTAGTAGCTGACCTGGGCCGACAGTGAATGCAGCATTGCATCTTTGCCGCTGGAAACACGGGTATAAGCTGCCACACGTACAAGAACAGGCAGTATTGGAATATTGGGCTTGATTTTGCGAATTACCTTTTCCATTTACTCACCTCCCTGGTAGTGTGGCATATTACCTCTGTTTCCGAAAACTATCAAGTTATTTATCTGATAGATGCAGCTTACCGCCGATATCCGAAAATCCGTACTTTTCACGCAGTTTCATTTCAAACAGTGCAGCCTGTTCGTCTGTCAACGTAACGCGTCTTACAAAAGACCGGA